CCGTTAGTTTTAAAATATTTCCCTTTTGATTGCCATTCAATACCCTGGGATGAATTTATTGCAGTTGTAAAAAGACATAACGTTCGAGTGATTTGTTTATACAGAATAAACATTCTAGACTATTTGATAAGTCAGATTGTTGTACACACTGTTGGTAATCTTGATTATAAAACCAACGAGTTGTTGTCTGATATTGAATACGCATACGATTTCGACGTTTTAAACAGGATTACAATAAGACATTACGAGTTATTTTTTAAATTTTATACAGAATTTACCAATGCTGGCATTATAGAAAAAACCATTGCGTATGAAAACATGCAATTCAATTCTACTAAAGATGCTGCATTACTGTTTGACAATGTGAAGTTAAAAAAATATAGACAAGGTGAAAAGATTGTATCAAAACAATTAAAAAAACAAATACTAAAACAACACCCGACTATAGTAAGCGATTTAATAGCTGCGTTGAAGGCTACAACTCTTCCAATCGTCAATGACTACTATTTAGACTTGCCAGTTTAAACTATACATATTAGGATGGTATATGCTATAATAGTCAATAGCTATCATACAGGTGTACAGTGTCGAATCCAAACTTTGATAAAAAAACCACGTTTTGCCCGCTGCCGTGGAACAGTATCAACTTGCGAAACAACGGTGACTTGCGAGTGTGCTGTAACACTAACTCGTATGGTCCTAACAAAGGCATTTTGCGAAAGCCAGACGGTACACCATACAATGCAGGACGCGACGACTTTGATGCTGCTCGAAATGCAGATCTTGTCAAAGACGTTCGAGCTACTATGCTCAAAAACGAATGGCATAGTGAATGTGAGCGTTGCCGACAAGAAGAAACCAATGGCATCCTTTCTAGACGACAAATGGAACGTGCTGATTGGGAAATCACTCCGGAACGTGCTGCTGAAATAACAAGCGAGGACGGTACACTTGACACAAGTAAACAGGAGATTGAATACTTTGACATCAGGTATGGCAACTTTTGTAATCTAAAATGTCGGATGTGTGGCCCAACTGACAGTCATCAATGGTACGATGACTTTGTTAATCTGTACGGTACTACCACCTACAAAGATACACATGACAAAGTCCAACTGACTAAAAATGCCAAAGGTCGTTGGGATACTGATCAATACGATTGGTTTAAAGACAGTAACATGTACTGGAACAACTTT